TTCGTACCATCACTTAGGTACGATATTAGATAAGTACCTGCTGTAGATACAGTAGTTAATAAGTTAGCATCCACCTTTGAGTTAGCGTGTGCTGATACAGTATGACCACCACTATTAACTAGCAAGATAAAGCCACTTTGACCATCTGTGATGTTAGTAAAGGTTAAAGTAAAGTTACCAGTAGGCGTACACTTAAAGTTATTACCACCGTTCATATCAAATGAACCATCATTATCTACAACTAGAGTTGCTCTTTGTGAGCCAGTCCAAGATTGGTCTTGTGTTAAATCTAACTTTAATTCGGTAGTATCTATTGCTAAACCACCATTTGCCTTTAAGTCAAGGCTAAACTCTGTTGTTGTTAAATCTAGTCCATCACCTGCTGTATAAGTTGTATCAGTGTCCGTAATAGTTGACCATGCGCCGTCTCCTCGCAAGTAAGTGGAAGAGGAAGGGGTTCCTGTGCCTAGGTTAGCTACTGCAACAGTATCTGTACTTGTATATTCACCTAACGAGGTTACATCTGAACCTGTATATATTGCTTTTACTGGTGTCTTAGCTGCCATTATGAAACTCCTATATTATCTGCGGTACCATCTGCTTTATAAAAAGGAAATGTTCCGTTTGAAATTGTTATGTTATCAGCAGTACCGTCTGCTTTATAAAACGGAAATACTGTAGATATATTAGCCCAACTATTATCTCCGCGCAAGTAGGTAGACGAGCTAGCAGTACCTGTAGCACTTAGTTCTGATAGGCCTACTGCGTCTGCACCGATGTCATCAATAGTAATAACACCATCTTGAATCTTAGCGGCTGTGATACTATTATCTGGAATATCATCTGCTGTTACTGGAACTGCTGCGGGTATCTTTCCTATGTAAGGCATATTATTCTCCTACTAAACATCGCTTTCCATAATACTAAGCACTGCATCTACTGCGTCTGTTACAGAGCCGCTTACTTTAAGTATATCTGTTGTTTGCAGTACAATTTTATTACCTCCCATAACTTCTACAGAAGAGCCTGCTGGGATTGGTATATCTTTAACGACATATACGTCTGCATTAGTCTCTACGTCTACTGTATTAGAGGAAACTTGTACTGATGCAGTGACAGAAGAGCCTTTAATATTTGAGATAGTAAGACCAATTACAACCGCTGTCTTTGATGCAGGGACTGTGTATATGGTAGCTAGCGAAGTATCTATCCCCGCTTTAGTTTTTAATTTAAATGTATTTGCCATATCTTATCCTAATGCGATTGACATTGCCACTGCATCCTCTACCGAAGTCCAGGATAGCTGTGTCGAGCCATCAGTTTTAAGTACCTGACCAGCGGTGCCGTCAGCTTGAGGGTATTTAAGGCCATCAAGAATAACATCACCAGTACCATTAGGGGTGATTGCTATATCGCCATTAGATGTTGATACAATTGAATTGCCATCTACGTCTAAATTACCCCCTAATTGAGGGGTAGTATCGTTTACTACATCAGGTGATTTTCTTGAAATTGCCATCAGTCATCCTCTTATGTAGTTAACTGTAGGATACCGTTAGTGTTCCACTTGATTGTCAAGTCGTTGTTCACGTTATCTTGATTAGATACAAAATCAATATACCCTACTAAAGGCGAAGTAGATGCCGTGCCAGTAGATTTATAAATTACTGCGTAACGCGCTGTACTAAAGCCAGAAGCATGAGAAGACCAAGTCACATCCGCTGCATCAAATTTAGCATCGTTAGTAGTAACTGTAGTAATAGCTTTAGAGCCTAGAGTCTCACCCCCTGCTGTGTAATTACTACCTGTTACTTCATTGGTGATGTCATTATAAAAGTCGTGTGCTACAGACGGAGTATATGTACTCGTGTGTAGTGATACCTTAATAGTGTCAGTATCAAGGTCAATTGTGCCATCTAAAATATCTTTAGTAGCGTTGTTGTAAAAAGTAATGGATGCCATTTTTATTCTCCTGTGCTTATGCTATCCTAATAATTGCAGTTGTACTGCTTGGTGTCGGGAACGAGATTGAGAAAGTACCATTAGATACATCCTTGTCTCCCCCGAAATCTAAGACTGCTACTGCCTTATTACTGTTAGTGCTATTGTATATCAAAGCGCCTCTAGCAGTAAAGGTAGCTGAGGTCCAAGAGGTGTTACTGAAATCAATAAACCCTACCGTTCCTGACAAGCTAGGGTCTACATTAGTCAGTGTGTTACCGCCTGCTGTATATCCTGTGCCCGTCACTTCGTTAGCTGTAGTGTAAGCAGTAGTGCCTGCACCTAAACTAGCTGAAGATGTATATAACGCCATCTTAAAGGTATTGCCTCCAGAAGCATTAAAATCATGTAAGCCTTCAAATATCTCTTTCTTAAATGAGTTACAAAGTGCTTGTGTAATTGCCATTTTATTCTCCTACCGTAATAGAGCGAGTTCTATACTCATCGGTTCTGTTTCTAAGATTCTCTTCTACAATTAAGCGCTGTAGTGCTTCCTGATATTTAACAGTATAGCTCTGGGTTAAATCAGGGGCTTCCTTCATAAATAATGAAGCCTCAATTAGACAGGCATAAAGTAATGCATCAGGGGCATTAGTACTAAGCCATGTAGTAGCGGTAGATGAGGATAGCCCCGTAGGTCTGTGGGTGTATCCAAGTTCAACTGTAGTATCTGCAACAGGGGATGGTACTACATATATAGTATCATGGTCCCAGTGAGTGTAGTATCTAGGAGAACCTGTAACACTACGGTCTATAATATAATCATCTAAAAAACTCTTGTCTTTTTGTAAAAGAAAAGACCTATCTCCGCTAGAATCTATAGTCTGTACAGAGCGTATAACTACTGCATCAGAAGGTATAGATAAAAACTCGTCTCCTGCACTTAATGTGGCTGTTGAGTTTTTACGAGTTACATTAAGGTCAGCTTCCCTTAAAAGTCTCTTTTCTGCTAGCTCGATAATAAAATCTAGCTCACCAGTAAAAGTACTCTCAGAGTTAGCCGTCCAGTCTTTTATAGATTGTACTAATTGTGTGTATGTCATGATATGCTCACTGTAACAGAGCCTACTGAGCCAGTAGGTTCAAATCCTCTAAACATTGTACCAATAGGTGTATCGCCTGTAGAGATATCAGTAGCTGCTATATGCCCCTCACCTACTTCCACATCATTATCAGGCCTAGGCTGTATCAAAGCTTCTGCATCTGTCGGGGGCTTTGAAGGAAAATCTAGTGCGGATTTCTCATCAAAACAATCAGCACATACCTTATAACCCGTCCACTCTAGCATCAAAGATGAGTATTTAACCTCTACCCCGCAGCGGTCACATATCCCTTTGGCATATTTGCCTGATGCATAACTAGGCATTAAATACGCCTCCTTCTAGGCACAAAAAAGCTACTAGCACGCTCACGGTCTTCATCCATAGCACGCTCAAATTCCTCTTCATAAATAGATTTCATAAGCTGTATTCTATCAGGTGCTTTCTTCATACTAATGTAATAAGCTAACCCCGCAATCAAAGCAGGTAAGAATCTAGTAGGAACGTCTACATTTTTCATACTATCCCCTACATCCTCTAACTTCTCCATAGCATAGTACTCAATAGTATCTGTGCTATTTTCAGGAGTAGGCCATACATATAAAGTAGGGGTTGATGTTCTCTCTACATAGTACTGAGTAGGTCTACCTTCGGTAGTCTTATCAGGACGAGAATGATAATCAGCTCTAGACATCCTAGACATAGATAGCTCAGTACCAGAGCGCTTACTATTAACATCTAGTAAGTCTATGATTTTATTATCTAAAGTATACGATGCCGTACCATCTGTAAGCGCTTGCGTTGTCTTCTTTACTTTCCATAGATGGATGCCTCGATTGCCCCACTCTTGTAGCATGATATTCATACTACGGCGAGCAGTCTTAGCATCATAGCCACTACGAAGCTCTAGCCCACATCTCTCGTAAGCATCCTCCATAATGTCTGATACATCTAAGTTAAAAGCTGTAGTTCCTGAAGTCGCCATTTAGCTACCCCTATGATTTAGATAACTCTAAAACAATGCTATAAGTATCGCCTGCACTAGCACCAACCGTAGTAAATGCTATATCTCCAGTTACACCAGAGCCTGCGTTATTGTTAATACCGCCAAAAGACCTAAAATCTAAATGTATAGCCTCATCTGCAGGTGCAGTTAATGCTAGTACGTCTGCGGTAGCATCAAAAAGAACATTAACAGCCATGCCGTTAGTCATCGCCCACATACGCATAATTTTAAGCTTAGTTGGTGCATTCAGTAGTGCTGAGGCATCTGCCTTTACTACTGCTGTCTCACCTGTACCATCTGATACATTTGTAAATTTCATAACGGTAGTCTTTGTACCGTCCATAATAGTTTGGCTAGTTACTGTGTCTGCCATATTGCCTCCTATGAGAAGAGGGTTTTACCCGCTCATTTAAAAGATATAAGCATTATAACCCAATTCAAGGTAATAAAAAAGCACCCCGAGAGGTGCTTTTATTCTGTGCTTAATTAAGCACCTGGTGAACCGTACACTGCACGGAAATCAGACCAACCGAAAGAGTATCTTTCGCGAGCCTTATAACGTACATTGCCAGTTTCGAAGTCGCCTTCCATACCAGTCTTCATGCCAACACGGTTGAAGTGTTTCATACCGTTAGGTGCATCAGTCTTAACGAACCATGCATCTACGTCAGTCAAGAAGTGGTTAACAG